TCTAAGTCTATAATCAAAATTATTGACGTTAGAATGCAGAGAATTTCCAGAGCTGTCCAAGACAATTGAGTCTATGTCTCCGTCGTTATTTATGGATAGAGATCCGCTGGGCTCATTGAATCTATAGTAAAGCTTTAGGTCTTCAGAGGGATAAATTCCCTTTAGTGCATAAAGAGTTTGTTTTTTGACATCTCTCACGGAGTGAAATACTCTCAGCTCATCCAGCGTGCCGCTAAAAGTTTGAGTCGGAGTTACTAGTGAGTTTGTTGAATAAAATGAGCTACCAGATCCGATTAAAAGGTCTGCTTCATCAATCGCTAATTTATTGAACCTTATGCTATTTTTGCTCTCTGCGGCTAGCGATTCGTTTACATACAGCTGAAGAGTGTGCTCTCTTGTGTCATACTTGTTGAGAGTCAAACAAATATGATTGTAGATTCCCTTCTTGAGTTCTTTCGAGACCTTGTTTCTTACTGATCCTGAAGAAATACTGAATACTGTTGATGCCGTTTGACTCGATAGAGAAGGCTCTATGTGGAATGTAATGCCTTCTGTCTCAGACGACATCTTCTGAAAGACCACTTGTGTGTCATTTGCTTGCTCGGGAAGAAATATGAGTGTCTCTATAGTAAAGGAGTCATCATCACCCGGGTTTAGAACGACCTCACCCTTGTTGTTCTTGGCTAATTCTGGGTAGAGATTGCCCGACTTGTCTTTCACGGCAATCCAGTTGCCCGCAGTAGAGGAGGGCACCTCTCCCACTTGTGTGCCTGAGAAGTGAAGAGCGCCTGACCATCTGGGAAAACTATCGAACACCCACTTCTCGAATCCTGTCAGTGAGTCGAGAAATTGTTCCACTTCCTTCTTCGTTCCGTCGAACGGGTAACTGTTGATGATCTTGTTGAAGGCCTCGTTGACTTTCACTTCTGCAGAAGAGAAGAACGTGTGGTTCTCGAATTTCGACCAGTCGACGTTTAATTGCTGTGTGCTCTTGAGAGGATAACCAAGCGGATCATACTTGAAGGAATCTGGGCTTCCATGATTAGAATCAGAGAGATTGAAGTCTGAATAGGAGACCTGCACAGGCTTTACGTCTTTTGATGCAGCTCTTAGAAAAGATGGTGTATAAGGTGAGTTTGATCTAGTGGTCATTTTGTATCACGCTTATCAGCTGTTTCTGGCTCCTAGGATCATCACGTAGCCTGTTGTTGGACTTCCGAAAGACACTGTCGCCTGTGTAGACGAATTGACCTTTGCGTTCTTAGGTATGATCTTGTTGAAATCGATATCGAATACTTCGATGTCGTAGAGTCTCGTTCCGAGGGAATAGTTCACTGTGATTTCTGAGGCGTCTGTAAACGATGCGGTCAAATATCCAACGATGTTAGTATTCGCTGATATCGTGATCGAACCGTTTGATCCTGTAGTTATTGTAATATAGTCGCCCGAAATCAAATACGGAGATCCATCCTCTAGAGTGGTCAGAGATCCTGTCAGACTGTGGGATACTACGTTGTTTGCGTACAGAGTGTCGACGTAGAGCACGTTGAGGATGTCGACATCAGGTACGTTCAACACGCTCTGTTCTGAGCCTAGTGGGAATTGCGATTCTTCGATGCCAAAAATTGGTGATACGTTTAGGAACTTCTCTTTAGAGCCATTGTAGTCAATCAAGACATCGACGCAATATGTTTTTCCGACCGTGAGGTTGGACATGTCTAGATTGAAGAACATTCCCGAAGAATCACTCGATACCTTCGTTGAATTCTTTACGTCATCGAAAGGAATGACCACTTCTCCCGACACTGCGTCCCTTACCTGATAGTACACGTACTTTAGGACGATTCCGGGTAACTCGATGGGAACCTTTACAGTCTTGATCAAGGGACTCGATTGATCGAAGATGTTAAGTCTGATTATGGGTACCTCGTCGTTCTGGTACTTCTCCCTCACGTTGCTCGTGGTCACGATGAATTTCTTTATCGATCTATTTGAAGTTTTCTGACTCTTACTCACGGTCAAATTACTTCCCGTGACATACGCGACCGTCTCGTCCAGTGAACACCACACCGGAGTGAACACAGCGAACCCGTTTTCCTTTATTGTCGTCGACAATACTGGGTCCGAGGATGGGATAAAGATCGTGGATCCGTATGTTCCCCTGATGTACGATACAGACCCGTAAGAAAGCTGTGATCCTGAGAAAAACAGGCTGTAACTTCCTGAAGAAGTCTGCGTTGTCATCTTAAGTAAAAGACAATTTGTTCCAACGATAGGCGCTTCATAGCTAGCGGACACTATGTTGGCTATTTCGCCTCCAGGCGAGTAGTTGTAGAGAGTGAGTTTGCAATTTTTGTCGAATGTCAGATTTTGAGAATCATCTGTCATTGAATCGTCAAAACCAACAGAGATCTTGGGATGTTTTGTCTCGTCGTATGCATTGCTGGATGCAAATCTTTTTACGAAATAAGTCTTGTTATTGTCTTCCAAAGACTTTTGAAAAGATATTCTTAGACCGCTATCTGGGATGTTGCCAACCAACGTTGCCGAGATTATGGCGGTGACGTCTACTAGAAGATCCTCACTTCCCTTCTTAAAAGTTTGCGTAGATTCTGTAGACGCGAGTCCTACTGAGCTTGTCAAATAATCGCAATCTCCTAGGGCACCTCCCGCGAAATCACACCCAGGAGTCATCCAGGTCTGTTCAAAAGAAGAGCTGTTCCAATTACTGACATCCTTATCGGAGTAATACGTGACATCTTTGCCTATTCCCTCGTCGAATGAAGACGAAAGTGGAAACACGCTTACAGTGAAATTTGCAGGAGTTGTCTGTCCTCCGTACACGTCTTTTAGATTCAATTTGCAGAAAAAGCTAGGGTGAGAAACGTCAAGCTTACCGAGCTCATAAAGTCTTTTCAAAGGTGAAAGATCAAAATGTATCAGAATTCTTGAAAGTTCCAAGTTAGGGTAAGAACCAGATAAAGTTGCACCATAAAGCTTGAAAAGGTCGAGAGTCCCTGAGGCACCCACGTTCGCATCCGTTTTTCTAACACCTTTTATCAATTTGTTGGTGATGTACGTGTCTTTGTCAGCTTTGACTATTTTAAACATTGTTTCTGCCTGTCCTTAGCTCACATGTTAGAAACGCACTTACCGATTATGTTTATATCAGGGTATCTTATTTCAAAGATAGATCCTTCAGGTGGATAGATGATTTGATTCTTTGTATTTGTTTGTACATCGAAAGTAACAGGAGAATAACTCAAGTTCTTTACTGTTCCGTACAAATTATTGAATTTAACTTCTTCAACAGATATGACACCAGGCTTAGAAAAAATTGTCGAGACTATATCAGAAACGACTATCGGCTGCCCAATATGAAAATTAGTGATTGCAAATTGCTTCTTCAGATCTCCTATTATTTCTTGAAGAATAATCTGCTTATTTAGAGAAGGATCCACAACTGCTTGAAAATACAGTTCTAAATTTATTACTTGAGCATCCATTATGTCTATTGCGTCAGAGATCATTCTATAGGCACTTAGATATCTCCGCAGATTAATCTTTAACTTGTCATGAGAAGTTGTCAGTTGATTGTTATTGTCTCTTGAAATAATATAGAGTCTGGCTGACAGAGGATTATTTGTATTTTTTGTAATGGACGCTCTGAACACTCTTCCGAAGTTGCTCGGCATCGTGTATACACGGGAAAGAAGATCCTCTTTCGTAACGATCCTCTCTTGTGAGTTCTTTACTGTAGGAATCAGAGCGAGTAGTTCATCAGGAGTAAGCGCATCCTCGCCACCTGTTGCAGGGAGAGGATTCGACGCCTCGATAGTATTTCTTATTTGATTTTGCTGCCCAGGTGAAGGATTTCTGGGAAAAGTAACAGAGAGATTTGAGATGCTCTTTATAGTATTGGCAGGAACATTGTGAGAAAGACCTCCACCGTATCTGTAAGTTACTGTCAGCATTGTGTTTACCGCTGCGACTCCCAACGTGGAAGTCTGAAGCATCTTCTGAGGATTAACTGCAACTTTTGAAAATGTCTGTGAGTATGGAAGAGGTATAGAAAATTCAGAAGGATCCGGTATTATATCGTCTTCTAGATTGTCTGCTGTTCCACCTCCAAACATTAGAGTTGATCTTCTGTCGCTTAAAGAGACTTCCTTTACAAATCTATAAGGAGCAGGAATTACTTTAAGATCATCTTTTACCGTAGAAAGTGAATTTGTGTTTTCTACAGTGTTGAGAACATTTTTATAAATAACATCGTGTGTCAAACTTCCTACTTCATAGTACACATTTCCTTGACTATCCGTGACGCTAATTATTTGAGTTACATTTGGCCGTGCGAGAGTTAGTCTTCTAAACTGTACGAAATCTCCAATAGAAAAAGTCTCTGAGATTTGATTTCCTGAACCGCATGCTCCACTCTTTTTCAATATTTTCGTTACAACTTTTCCATTTAATCTTCTGCCATTTACTACTTCTACTAACGGATCTACCGTGATGGATCCTATTTTTTCATCAGCTTTCCAGAATGTTACATCTTCAAGAAGAGTAAACTCTGTACCGTTGTCTGCAATGATTGTGATTCCTTCATTAATTGTGGGAAGAAGGTCTGGGTCAGGTAGTAAAGTTCCATCATTCAATACGGGGACTTCCATGTAAAAATCCACTTGAGCGACAGCAGCTGCAGCACCAGAAATAGGAACGCCTGCATTTCTCAAGGCTCTCTCAATGTTTACCGTTTCGACGACAGTATCATTATTTAACTCACCATAGAGATGATCCAAATAAAAAGACATGTTATCACCGATGTAGGCTGCCATATCTAAAAAGAGACCTCCCATAGAAGACTCTGAAAAGTCTTGTATTCTATCAGGATAATACTGGCGGGCATAGTCTAAAAGAACTGTTCTGAATCCATCAAAGTCTCTCGCCAGATAATTTCTTTGTCTGACGGACTTGAGAGCAGATTTGTTATCATTGATTGCCATTTACTTTTCGCCTATTGTCTAAATAACGTGTATCATATTACATACAAAATAATTTGTA